TGATGCCTAGGACACCTATCGTAAGCCTGCCGCAAGGTGCGCAGGGAGCTGTCAAAGCGTTTAAAGACAACTGGGATTACGTCACACAGTTTAAAGAAGTCATTTTATGTTTTGATATGGATGACCCAGGTCGTGAAGCTGCCCAAGCAGTTAGTGAGCTGCTGCCAATTGGTATGGCTAAAATAGTTCATCTACCATTAAAAGACGCTAACGAGTGTCTTATACAAGGAAAGCAGAAAGATATCGTATCAGCGATCTTTGAGGCGAAAACATTTCGTCCAGAGGGGATCGTAGCTGCTACCGACATCAGACAGGCTCTCAGTGTGGTTGATGCAGCTTCTGCCATTAGCTACCCTTACGACAGGCTAAACGAAATAACACTTGGTCTTAGAAAAGGTGAGCTGGTCACTGTAACTGCCGGTTCTGGTGCCGGAAAGTCTACATTGGTTCGTGAGCTAGCTTATCACCTTCATACTAATCACAACAAGGTTGGCATGATTATGCTTGAGGAAAGTAACAAGCGCACTGTCTTAGGTATGCTTGGTATACACCTCAACAAAAACATTACGGTAGACCGAAGTCTAGTGGAAGAAGCTGACTTATATAATGCCTTCGATGAGGTATTTTCTAGCCAGCAGATTTATATGTATGACCATTTCGGCAGCACTGAAGTAGAGACCATTCTGCAGCGCATTCGCTACATGGTTAAAGCATTAGACGTTGAGTGGATCATACTAGACCACATCAGTATTCTAATATCTGGTCTAGCCGTTGCAGACGAGAGAAAAGCAATAGACATAGCTATGACAGCCCTACGCACACTTATTAGTGAGCTGGGTATAGGCATGATTATGGTTAGCCATTTAAAGCGACCAGAGGGCAATGCTGGACATGAGGATGGACAGAAGGTTCGCCTGGGACAACTCCGAGGCAGCCATTCTATCGCACAGTTATCAGACATCTGTATTGGACTGCAAATAGACCCGGACGAACCAGACGGTGACTCCCGGCTTCTACAGGTTCTCAAGAACAGGTTCACTGGTGAAACAGGCTTCGCTGGAAGAGTGAAGTATAACCGCGAAAGTGGCAGGCTGTTGTCTGTTCAAGACACTTTCTAAATTAACAACCCAACAAAAACTAATAGGAGAGAACGATGCTTCACAAACCGAAGCCAGAGGAGCTTTTTGTTTATACCCAGAAATCAATGACACAAGGGCGAGGAATACAGAGAAAGTTTTTAGAGTGTTATTGCGAGTTCAACGAAATGAAACCTTACGAAGCTCAAGATCTTATTTCTTTAGCAGCAGTGGAAAAAGCCCCCACTGATGCAGTATTTCGCACCGGTGGATTTTATGAGGGTAAATTTACACCTGGACGTTGGGTCTGCGCATGGGAGCTGTCCCCTGTCAACGACTTTGTAAATTGGTCACACAAAAGAATAATCGAGGAGAGCAAAGAGTATGAACAACGTAAATATGATAGAGCAAAGCAACGAAAGAGAAAAGTGGCAAGCGTCTAATTTATTCCAGCGTATCGTATTCGACATAGAGACTAACGGTTTAGATCCAGACGTTATCCATTGCATGGTCATAAAGTGTTTGGACAGCCATAGAATTAAGAAATTTACGCAAGAAAACATGCAGGTAGGTTTGGATTACTTATCTGCAGCTAGAAATATTATTGGGCACAACATAATAGCCTACGGTATTCCCAGTCTCCAAAAAGTCTACCCGGGCTTCCATGTGGAGCCATCAGCAACCGTGGACACGCTAGTGCTCTCCCGGCTAATCCATGCTGACCTGATGCAAGAAGATTATGAGCAGCGATTCAGTAGCAGTTTGAACCTCCCAAAAAAGCTAATGGGTTCGCACTCGCTTGGTGCCTGGGGCATCAGGTTAAATCTTCATAAGGGTGACTATGATGGGGGCTGGGATACTTTCAGCCAAGAGATGTTAGATTATTGTGAGCAGGATGTATTCGTAAACGAGGCGTTGTATGCTAAGTTTAATGGCAATGAGAAGAATAACTTTTATCATGCGTCTCGTTCCTTTGCTAACAAGCTTGCATGGGTTTGCAATAGAGTAGGTAAGTTTGGTTGGTATTTTGATAAACCAGCTTCTTACAAGCTATATGGTGAGCTTGCTTACGAGCGATCAGAACTAGAGATAGAGCTGCATAGTTTATTTCCTAACTGGAATATCGAGGAAATATTTATACCCAAAGTAAACAACAGCAAGCTGGGTTACGTGAAGGGTGAGCCTTTTATAAAAGTAAAAGAGGTACAGTTTAATCCTAACAGTAGAAGACACATCGAGCACTGCCTTCGATCGAAATATGATTGGCAGCCTAAGTTATTAACGGCTGGGGGTCATGCACAGATAGATGAATCTGTCCTGGACGAGTTGCCGTTTCGAGAAGCTAAAAAGCTAGCTAAATTCTTTATGCTGCAGAAAAGACTTGGTCAGCTGGCTGAAGGTAAGCAAGCTTGGATCAATCTCGTTGGTGCTGATAGCAAGCTGCATCACACAATTATACCCCAAGGTACTGTAACGCACAGAGCTGCACATCGTAGCCCCAACTTAGCCCAGGTACCTGCTACCCGGCTGCCATGGGGCAAGAAATGCCGAAAGTTGTTTACTGTACGTGATGGTTATAGGTTGCTGGGTGCCGATTTATCTGGGTTAGAACTTCGGTGCCTAGCACACTATTTGGATGACCCAGAGTACACTGAAGAGCTGCTGGAAGGCGATATACATACCGCCAACATGAAGGCTGCAGGTCTTAAAACTAGAGACCAGGCAAAGCGTTTTATATATGCCTTTTTGTATGGAGCTGGGGCTGCAAAGATTGGTGAAGTTGCTGATGGTGGAGCTGTAGAAGGTAAGCAGCTGCTCGATAGGTTCAATGAGAACATGCCAGGCATTAGACGGTTACGTAAAGCAGTAGAAGAGGCTGCAGAACGTGGTTTCTTGTATGGGCTAGATGGCAGGCAGATCAAGATAAGAGCCAAGCACAAAGCCCTTAATACGCTTTTACAAGGGGCTGGAGCCACTATCTGTGGCACCTGGTTAATCAAGATACAAGAAGAATTAGACAACCAGCAGCTGGACGCAAACATCTGTGCCTGGGTGCACGATGAAGTGCAGATCGAGGTCAGAGAAAAGGATATAGAACATGTCGGTAATATCGTTCGAGCATGCGCGAAAGCAGCTGGAGAAGCGTGGCTCATTAAAATCCCAATCGAAGCAGAATACACAAGCGGAAAAACCTGGGCAGACACTCACTAAAGAAGAGCTGGACAGAATAGCAGAAAACACCGGCAGAATGTTCAACGTCATACTTAAGGCACTAGAGAAAGGCTTTAAGTGCAAAGGACAATTTGCAAGAGATAACGCAGTGTTTGTTGCTGCTGCTGTCCAGCTTAGAACAATAACAACACAATACGATGACACTAACTTTGGCGACACTTGGAGTTGCACAGAAGATGGTCTCGATTGGCTTAAGGAGATGACACAATATGCAGAAGAATACTTCGATGAAACTTTTGATTGATGCAGATATATATGCATATCGCAGCTGTTCTGCAGCAGAGGAAGAAACAGATTGGGGTGACGATATTTGGTCACTTAGTACTGATTTAAAAGTTGCCAAAACTATTTTCCAAAGAGAGATAGAAAAGTTCAGAGACACATTAAATATTAGTGATGTACTTCTTTGCTTCACCAGCGGAGATAACTTCCGCAAAACAATAAACTCAACATATAAGTCAGCTAGAAAGAAAACTCGTAAGCCTGTAGGTTATGTTGCTCTAATAGACTGGTGTAAAAACAACTATAAATCATTTAGTAAGCTAGGTCTTGAGGCTGATGATTGCCTGGGCATATTAGCTACTAAACCTGAGAATATAGGCAATTGCATAATAGTTTCCGATGACAAAGACCTTAAAACAATTCCTGGTAAACTATACAGACCAACCCAAGATGAACGCCTAGATGTCACTGAAAAAGATGCAGACAAATGGTTTTACACGCAGACCCTGACAGGTGACACAACAGATGGATACCCAGGCTGCCCTGGAGTTGGAGCAGTTAAAGCTGACAAGCTATTAGCTGGCAGACCAGCCTGGAGCGTTGTTGAGCAGGCTTTTATCAAGGCAGGTAAAACTAAAGACGATGCACTTATGCAGGCTCGTATGGCTCGTATTCTTCGGCACTCCGATTGGAATGCAGAAAAGCAACAACCAATATTGTGGGAGCCAGCAGCATGAAACATGAAGAGTATATGAAGCAAAGATTGCTCCAAGAAAACAATAAATCTGACAATGTAGTCATACGTCCATCACATTATGAGCGGTGGAAGGCAATAGAACCTATCTGTTTCATCATGCTCAACCACGTAGAGTTTTGGCGCGGCAACGTAGTCAAATACGTGATGAGGGCAGGTTTCAAAGACTATGATGGACTGAGTGCAAAAGACAGCGAGATAAAAGATCTCGAAAAGGCAATGAGATATTGCCAGATGCGAATAAATCAAATTGAAGGGAAAGAACCAAATGCTACTTAGCCATATAGATTTATGTAGTGGTGTGGGTGGCTTTGCGCTTGGGTTTGAGCAAGCTCAATTATCAACACCAGTTTTGTTTTGCGACATAGAGCCGTGGAGCAGAAAGATTTTAGCCAAGCATTGGCCGCAAGTGCCGATTGCAGAAGATGTAAAGGAGCTAGCCAATG